CTACTTATCCCGCGCAAACGCCACCGCCGCCTGCACCTGCTGCGCCGTCGGCCGAACCCCGGTGTACAGCACAAACTGCTCCAGGGCCTGCAGCGCAATCACTTCCAGCCCGGTAATCACCGGCTTGCCCAACGCCTGCGCCCGCCGGATCAAAGGCGTTTGCGCCGGCATCGCCACCACATCGAACACCCGCTCGGCAGCCGTAATGGCATTTTCACCGAACGCCAGCTGCTCGGCCTCAGGCCCACCGGCCATGCCGATCGGCGTCACATTCACCAGCATCGGCGGGCACAGGTCACCAAGGTCCGCCATCCAGCGATAACCGCAGACATCCGCCAGTTGCCTGCCAGCCTGCTCGTTGCGGGCGACGATCACACCCTCGCGCAACCCGGCGTCGCGCAAGGCACTGGCCACCGCCTTGGCCATGCCGCCACTGCCACGCAGGGCGAAGGCAGTGCCTGGGTCGACCCGATGCTGCTCGAGCAGCTGGCGCACCGCCAGGTAGTCGGTGTTGTACGCCTTCAGCCGGCCAGCGATATTGACCAAGGTGTTGACCGATTCGATGGCGGCCGCGGACGGGTCGATCTCATCGACCAAGGCCATGCAGGCCTCTTTATAAGGCATCGACACTCCACAGCCGCGAATGCCCAGCGCGCGGATGCCGGCAACTGCAGCCGGCAGGTCGTCGGTGGTCATTGCCTTGTAGTAGTAATCCAGGCCCAGCTGCTGGTAGAGGTGGTTATGAAAACGCACGCCAAATGTGCCTGGCCGCCCCGCCAGGGAGATGCACAACACGGTATCTCTACTCGGAGTTGTCGACATGAACTGCTCCTTTTTCATAACTGAAACGTTTGACCAGCCTAACAGAGATCACCACTGGTCGCCCCTTACACAACCTTTACCATTTCCCTGTGCTCAGCTGACAGAGCGCAGGCGCATAGTAACGTGACCCCAAGCATGGGGTTTCTTTGCGAGGAAACGTCATGAACCGTCTCATCCCCGGAATCGCCCTGCTGGTCGGTGCCCTGGCCATCAGCGGGCAAGCATCCGCCCACGGTGGCGGTGGTGGCTGGTATGGCCCAGGCCCGCTGCTCGGTGCAGCCGTGGTCGGGGCGGTGGTCGGGGCCACGGTTTCCGCTGGCCAGTACCGCACGGTCTATGTAGAGCGCCAGCCGGTGTATTACGGCCCCCCGCCGGTCTATGTGCAGGCACCGCCTCCACCGGTCTACTACCAGCCGTACTACGTACCGGCGCCACCCCCACCGGGATATCGCCTCTACGGCCCGCCGCCGGTGTATTACGGCCCGCCACGCTGGTGACCGTTGAAAACCCTGATGAGCACTATTGAGCAAGTTGATTTCAAACCGCGTCGGCTGCTGCGTAAGGTAGGGCCATGTTTCACAGGAGGTCCCCATGGCCACTATTCAGATCATGTCCGTCATCGGCAGCGCCGTCCCTTCCACACTGCGTAAGCAGGGGCTGCTGGCCTGCTGGTACCTGGTGCGCAACGGCGAAGCCGTGAGCGGGCCACTGGCGACCCGGGCGTCCGCCCAGGCCTTGGCCGAACAGCTCCAGGCCGATTGCCTGATCGCCTGAACGAATTGTTGTGTGTTGCTCTGTACCCCTCTTGCGACCCGCCGATGGCGGGTCTTTTTTTGCCCCGCACGAACCGACGAACGGATTCGTGATAACCGTTACAGCATGAAGCTTTTTTCATTTCGGTGGCCCCGTTCAACGAGCAATCGACAGCAGGTTTCCAGCAGTACGGCAAGCGTCAAAAATCGACATCAGGCCGCTCCGTTAGCGGCATATACGTCGATCCAGATCAATATGTTTTGGCGAGTTTGGGCCCCCTTCGCCCAGTAAAACCGAGAAGGTGTAGCCACAGCCAAGTTCCCCCCTCCGGCGTTCTGCCGACATCAATTCTCACCAATCAATATCGCTCCTGCTTTGGACGAATGAGGTCAGCCCATATACTGTATGCACATACAGATAACGGAGAACCCCCATGACCGCTGACGTCATCCATTTTCCCGACCGGCCAAGGCGCGAACAACTCGACGAACTAAGGCAGCTGGTTGAGAGTTTGCCGCTGAGTTTCCACAACGAACACTGCAAAGCGGCTCGGACAATGTTGGGCTGGAGCATTGAAGCTCTCGCCTTCCGATCAAAGGTATCACCGTCGGCTATCGCTCGAATCGAGAAAGGCGAAGCGCTGCGCGAGGTCACCATGCAAGCTCTCGCCTTCGCATTTGAACGAGAGGGCTTGATCTTCTTTCCGGGCAACGCACCGTTCACGGGAGCGAATTGCCGGGGCGCCACAAAAGACCCCCGCAGCAGAAGCGACTATCACCTGCTCGAATGATTGGTGCCGACAACCTCCCGAACGTAAGCCTGACAGGCTTGCAGCGCCTTCAATCCGTCGTCGCCGTCGCCGGTGATGGCGAGAATTCGTTGAGCATGCGCTGGGGCAAGTTCGACGCGCGCGGCGCCATGTACCAGGCCTGCGGCGGCGGCGGGGTAGGCAGTGAGGACTGACAACCGCAGATCAGCAGTAGCCAGGCGCTGGCGAGCTTCTTGTGCATCGTGCATCTTCTTGTAGTGGGTGCCGCTTTGCGCCTGCAGGCGCTGCTCCAGGGCGCTGTGCGCGGCCTGCGCGGCGGTGTCACGTGCGGTGGCGAAGTCGGCCGCCTGGGTGGCCAGCTGCTGGCCGTAGGCGTTCGCCTGCCACAGCCAAGCGCCGCGACCGCCGACGGCCAGGCCGAGCAGCAGCACCAACAGCGCCAGGCGCCCGTCCAGGCCGGTCATACGCCCAGCACCTGGCGGGCCTTCTCCCACAGCGCCTGGCGGTCGGCCAGGCCATTGCTGCCGCCGTTGATCTTGCGGGTGATGCCGACCAGGTCGCCGCGTTCCGCCAGCGCATTGAGCCCGCGCGAGTGCCAGAACCACGCCGCCGAGGCGGCCGCGTGCTGCGGCTGCTGCCGGTGGCGTTGGCCTGGTAGCCGCGCCCGCCCTCGGCCGCGCCCAGGCCCGACAGGATGCGGGTCATTACCCCGCGCGAGACGTTGCCGTATTGGTTCAACAGGTCGGGGTTGGGCACCGCGTACTGCCCGGACTTCATCAGGCCTTGGGCGATCAGCGACTTCTCGAAACGCTTGTGCGGCCGCGCCCCACCCTGCACCGCTTGCTGAAGGTAGGTGTCGGCAGGTATGCCGGTCGTCCATTGATCTTTGAACCAGACCTTGGCGCCGCGACTCTTTGTTGCCGCCTGGGCAAACAGGCTGCGCTGGGTGGTCGGCGTCGGCCGGTCGAGGCGTTGGGCCATGACCTGCGCAATGCCCGGCTTGATGCGATTGGTGGCCAGGCGCGTCTGCGCGAGCATCAGGGCGAAGGGGATTTGCTTTCGCTGAATGTCCGAAATCTCGCGGGCCAGAGGCACGCTGTCGATATCAAGTTTCAAGTCGATCATGCTGCCCCCAGATTACTTTTCGGTTTGAACTCCAGCGCGTTTTGCCAGGAACTGGGTATACAGTCCGCCTGCAACGTCAGCACCGATCACAGCGATAACGATTCCCAGCCCTGCAGCGAGATAGAGGTTGCTCCAAAGAGCCATGGCAAGCAGCAGTGTCGCCATGCCGAGCAAACCAGATGCAAGGAAACGAAGTGCAACCCTCTGCAGAATCTGGCGCAGGCTCAAATCTGCCCCCGATGCCCGCAACATTTCCCCAGACAATCCAGCCATACTCAATAGCACCAACAGCCACAGGGGCACATCTGCGAGCGCCTGATGCTCGTTGTTCATTTGTATTCCTTAATTAAGTCGGCTCCTACGACACCGGCATCCGCTGGAAGCAAGGAGCAGGCGTAGGGCCGAGAACAAAAAGCCCCGCACAATGGCGGGGCTCAAAATAGGGACAAAAAAAACCGACTCAATGGTCGACTTTTGGAAAGCGTCGGGCTGCGTTCACAGCAACACACGCTGCTATGAAAACAGAGTTATTCCGCGCGGAAAAGTACTTTTTCACCATTCCCTTTTCGCTGACTGGAAAACCACATCCGGCCTCTTTAAGAATTTAGGAACAAAATAAATCGAACCAAAAGCACCAATAGAAAAAAACAATCCAACAACAATGAGTAATTGTTTTTTTTCATGCCAGTTATGCCTCAAAAACCCTGAGCTATAAATGCTTTTGTAGTAGTTGATCTAGTAGATAATCTGTTCCTGTCTTAACACATTGCCGGCCAGGCAGAGGGTGGCATCTATGCGTCAAAAAATCATGCCCATGACGTTGATTTCACTTGCTGCCGCCTTGACATCCTGCGGACTAATAGCCCCAAAAAATTCGCTTGAACGAGTGGCTAAAGATTGGAGTATGACGGTTCGCGCGAGCCAGGTCATGCCCATCTATCCATTGGAGGAGGATATTAGACCCGGTGACATTTACATTTCAAACAACTCAATTAACACCGAAATGGAAACGTGGGAAAAAAAGGGATTTCTACCTCTTGTAAATCGTTATGCTCGAATTCCAATAAGCCAAGAGCAGTACAATTATTTTTTCTCCAACAGCTTCACTCAAGTTGATCCTCCTTCATTTTATCGTCCCTCTAAAGCCGCATTTCCAAGCTACAACTTTTCAGTCGATAACCGCGGCTCGTTAGGACTTGCAATCCCACTAAATTCAGTACCTGTTGCACTCGCCGCCAGCGGTGCGCAGGGTGCTACTGGATCGGTAGTACTCAAAGATGCGACCAGCCAAGGTTTGCCGGACCAGATCATGAATGAGATCCTCTGGACTTGGGCAAACAGACAAAAAACCTCCCTTGCTTATATGGCTTCAATTAGCTCTGAGCCTACCATACTTAGAGTAATCACACGTACTTTCAGCATTCAAGGCGCCACTGTATCACTTACATTCGATGAAACTTCTGGCACTACACTTCAAGCGGGCGCCCCAGTAAGCTCCCCTGAGTTATTGAGCTCCTCAGAAGAAAATTATAAATCGCTTATAACCTATTTAAACACTCAGCTCGAGTTAAAAAAAGCAGATACAGCCCTGGGTGACACTCCCGCCGTGCCTCCCGTACCCGAAGAAGCGAGTAGCAATCCAGAAATAGCTGCCTTGCAAGCGGATATCGCAAGGGTCAACAATCTCAGAACACAGCAGCAACTTAACTCTCTGCGCGGTCAAATTACAAATCTGGAATCGCAGCGAAAATATGACGGATACGTTCTACCAGGTGGCTCGTTTAGAGTAGCAGCCCGCTCCGAGCGAGGCATCACAATGGACGAAACATTTGATAAACCACTAGTCCTCGGGTACTGGGCAACGGAGTACTTAATACTTCCTAGTGGCGGCATCATGCCAATAGGTAAAGTTGAGGATTTAATCGAAAACCCCAGACGTTACGAAGACATTAGAAAACTATCTGTTGAATTAGCTGCCAGGCAGCCCAGATCAACCACCGTCGACACTGGCAATGGAAACCCACTCACTAGGTAAACAACAGGATTACAGCCATGATTTTCGGAAGAGATGAAAATATTGTATGCAACATTCTCAACATAGCTGACACTAACGAAGACCATGCTTTTTTCGAGGCTCTGCTATCAGCCGGCGAAGCCAAATCGTGGCAACCCGTAATATTCTGGGGCAACTCGAATAAAACCTGCAAGATCCTGGTGCTTTGCAAAACATCGAATATAGCAAAGATCGTCAAGATACTTTCTGACATATCTGACGATTGGATTGAAACACGAAAGCAGCAGGCGCAAAATGCTGGATTCAATTTCTATGTCACCCCCACTGATAGCGGCTTTACCATGATTTATTACTAAACATACAGCTGCAGCCGGGCATAATGAACTTGAATATATTATTTAAAGCTCTCCCCCTTCAATTAAGTTCTGCAAATAGCGCACAACTACCAACATAGGAAGCGGGGCTTGCTAAAGCCCCCTACTTTCAGTCAGCCTCGAAACAAAGCAACTTCCATACTGACTTCAAGCTGCGACGCGTCTATCACTTACACAGCAGTCAATCCAAGCTGCGCCTGCCCTAACAAGCGCTCTCGCTTTTCCTTCGCTGATACCGTAGTGCTTGCCCACCCTCACCATCGGCCATTTGGCCCCGTAGTACAACCAGATAACATCACCCATTTGCTGATCGCGAACAGTAAGACGAGCTACTGCGTTATCTATGGCAAGGGCCCAGTCGTCGGTAATGCAATAGTTCTTGCTCGTCGAGGGCTGCGGCACCGCCTGGTGCATTAGGGCAAAGGTTGGCGACGTATAGCTTGGCATGCCCGCCCTATCCATCCGCCACCACCCCCACTGCTGCAGCAAATATTCGGTATCTCCCAATGGCCGCCCTGCTGGTTTTCGAATCATCATGGTCTCAATCCCCTGTGTAATTTGTGCCGCCTACTCCCAGGCGGTTCGATTCTTGGTAATGCTGCTCCGGGCCACCTGCCTTGCATGGATTCTTTAGCCTGTCGATCTCGTTCTCTGCGTCTTGAAGCTTGAAACTCAGTTGCGTCACTAACTCGTCCATCGAAAGCACCAACCTGGAACCTTCGACGAGCCAACCTGAGCCGTTGCAATCCGCACATACCAATTCATAAAACACTCCCTTTACGACCGCCCTACCCCTGCAAACCGGACATTGAACCAGGTCAAGGAGCCATGCCGTGCGCGCCACCTTGCGCAAGTCATGGCTCGACCATTCGCGGCTGGCCAAGCGACGGAACACCGACGCGGCCTGGCTGGCACTCATGGATTGCCCTTTGCGACCAGGGAACAGATATTTTCCGGTGGCAGTGACGCCCATGGTGCTGAGGGAGGTGGTCGCAAGGACCGAATGGAAGAGCCCGACAGTCAAACGCGCCGCAATCGCCCGGGTCAAGGCGATGTTCCGCGCGGCGGTTTATGACGAAGTGGTGGACAGGAACCCGGCGGCGTCGATTCAACTGCCGCAGAAAAGTAAAAAACAAGTCGACCCGTGCACCGTTGAAGAGGCCGACGCCGTGATCGGATGGATGTACGCGAACTTCTCGCGGTGCAACCAGGTGTTCGCCGCTTTCTACGAGTTCGCGTTCTACACCGGCATGCGCACAGGCGAAATCATGGCCCTGCGTTGGGACGAGATTGACTTGGAAAAGAAGACCGCACACATCTGCCGGATCGTGGTTGAGAGGCAGGTCGTCGAGCGCACCAAGACGAAGTACACCCGGACTGTCATGCTGAACAGCCGAGCCATCTCCGCGCTGGAAAGGGCCAAGGAGATCGCCCACTACCGGGCGGTCCAGAAGCGCCGGGTGTCGGCAACCTCTCCCTATGTGTTCCAACCTTCCGGGCGCTCGCCGCACATGAAAGGTCCAACCACACCAGGCGGTCACTTCAACGAGGCAGTGGAAAGTTTGGGCATTCGTTCAAGGCCCCAGTACAACTGCCGACACACCTATGCCACGATGTGCCTCATGTCTGGAATGAACCCCGCATTCATCGCTGGCCAACTTGGACACTCGGTGCAGGTCCTGCTCACCACCTACGCGAAATGGCTAAACTCTGCCAACGATTGGTCCGAATTGGCCAAGCTCGAAAGTGCGCTAATTGGTACAGAATTGGTACAGGATTAAATTTCGTTCACGTTGCGCCCTTTAGATATAAGGCATTCGACAGCAGTTCAGCCATACTCCAGAATGCAAGCGTTTTTAGGGGGAAACCCTTGCACAGCCAACGACATACCAACTTTTAGTGAGCCTCAACGTGAAAACATCCCTGTCCATCCTCAGCCTGCTGCTGTTGCTCACAGGAACTGCGACCCTCCCGTCGACCGCTGCTGCACAACCCCCGACCCAGGTTCAACGCGACCCTTCCAAGCTGCACCTGGCTTCCGGCAGCGCCCTGCTGATCGACCTGAACACCAACCAGGAACTGTATTCGAGCCACGCCGACCGCGTGGTGCCCATTGCCTCGGTCACCAAGCTGATGACCGCGATGGTGGTGCTGGATGCCAAGCAGCCCATGGACGAAATGCTCACCATGACCATTGCCAACAACCCGGACATGAAAGGTGTCTATTCCCGGGTGCGTCTTGGCAGCGAGCTCGATCGCCGCGAGACCTTGCTGATCACGCTGATGTCGTCGGAAAACCGTGCTGCCACCACCCTGGCCAACCACTACCCCGGGGGCTATCCGGCGTTCATCAAGGCCATGAACGCCAAGGCCCGCAGCCTGGGCATGAGCCATACCCGCTATGTCGAGCCGACCGGCCTGTCGACGCAGAACGTGTCCACCGCACGCGACCTCGGCAAGCTGCTGATGGCTTCGCGCAAATACCCGCTGTTGAGCGAGCTGTCGACCACCCGCGAAAAGACCGTAGCGTTTCGCAAGCCCAACTACACGCTGGGCTTTCGCAACACCGACCACCTGGTCAACAAGAGCAACTGGGACATCAAGCTGACCAAGACCGGCTTCACCAATGAAGCAGGCCATTGCCTGGTGCTGTTGACCCGCATGGACGACCGCCCAGTGGCCATGGTGATCCTCGACGCCTTCGGCAAGTACACCCACTTCGCCGATGCCAGCCGCATGCGCCAGTGGCTGGAAACCGGCGCAGCCAAGCCGGCACCGGCGGTGGCGATGCAGTACAAGTCGGATCGGCAGACCAAGACCCGGCTGGCGACCGAGTAA